ACGGTCATCAAAACTTCCAACGGCGACCGCAAGATTCCGATTGTGACTTCCAAGGGCGAGGCTGTCTGGATGGACGAGGAACAGCAGTATTCTCTTTCTGATGATACATTTGGGCAGGCATCGCTTTCCGCATATAAGCTGGGAACGGCAATTAAAATTTCTGAAGAACTTCTCAATGATTCTATATTTGATTTGCCGTCCTACATCGCAAAGGAATTTGCAAGAAGAATCGGCACAAAGGAAGAGGAAGCCTTCCTCATCGGTGACGGCAAGGGCAAGCCTACCGGCATTTTTGCTGCGACAGGCGGTGCGGAAAACGGTGCGACCACAACAGGTGCAGCTATCACTTTTGATGATGTAATCGAGCTGTTCTACTCCCTCAAGAGTCCGTATCGCAAGAAAGCTATGTGGGTGCTGAATGAGCAGACCGTGAAGGCGCTCCGTAAAATCAAGGATAATACGGGCAATTTCATCTGGCAGCCTTCTGTCAGTGCAGGACTTCCCGACACCATCCTGAACCCCCCCTATGTGACCTCTGTATATGCTCCGACTATTGCGGCAGGTGCAAAGGCAATTGCATTCGGCGACTATTCCTATTACTGGGTGGCTGACAGACAGGGACGTTCTCTTAAGCGTCTGAATGAGCTTTTCGCTATGAACGGACAGGTCGGCTTCCTTGCTTCTCAGCGTGTGGACGGCAAGCTGATTCTGCCCGAGGCCGTAAAGACTCTTACAATCAAAAAGGCGTGATAGCATGATTACCCTGAACGAAGCTAAAAATTATCTTCGTATCGACCATGAGGAGGATGACAAGCTCATCCTCCAACTGCTCGATACGGCAAAATCACTGGTCAAGGACGTGGGCAGAATGGATGAGGAACGCTTTTCAGAAAACGAAGATGTGGTACGGACAGCAATGCTTTACACGGTTTCTTATCTCTATGAAAACCGCAATACCGCAGACTTTTCCAAGCTGACGTTAACGCTTCGTGCCATGCTGTTTGCACAGCGAGAGGGTGTGATGTAATGGAAATTGGAACACTCAATCAGCGAATTACCTTTCTGGAAAATCGTGTTGTTACCGATGAAATCGGCAATCACACTGCTGTGTGGGACGAAGCTTTTTCCTGCTGGGCAAAAGTGACTTTGAAAGCTTCTTCGGAGCATACGGACGCTGGTGTGACCAAAGAAACACAAACACTGGAATTCCTCATTCGGCAAAGTCAGCACTGGATGCCGTCTGCAACAGGCAATCGCATCCTATTTCAGGGGAACATTTATGACATCATCGGTATTACACCGGATTATCTGCACAAGGATTATCTGAAACTTATGGCAGAAGCCAGAAAGGCAGGACAAAATGACCAGTATTGACAATCTTGCAGAGGAAATTATGCAAGGCTTGCAGGAATATGCAGACCTTGCGGATACTGCCATGAAAAAGGCTGTCCGGAAAACCGCCACGCAAGTGAAAAACGAGATCTCTGCCAATGCTCCGAAGGACACCGGAAAGTATGCGAAAAGCTGGGCAACGAAGAAGACTGGCGAAAACAGCCATTCTCTTGAAATGACTGTACACAGTAAAAATCGTTATCAGCTGGCACATTTGTTGGAAAAGGGTCATGCCAAACGTGGCGGCGGTCGGGTATCAGGAAAACCGCACATTGCTCCTGCGGAAGAAAACGGTGTACAGTTGCTGGAGCATTTGATCGAGGAGGCATTGTCATGACTTACGAAGAAATCGCAGAAATGATGGAAGAGATGGGACTGCCTTTCGCCTACCATCATTTTGCCGAGGGTGAAAGTCCCGCACCGCCTTTTTTGCTGTTCTTATCTCCCGGAGAGAATACGTTTTCGGCAGACAATTTGGCATATTTCAGTTTCAAACAGCTGGACGTGGAATTGTACACGAACCGAAAGCAGCCGGAACTGGAAGAACAGGTGGAGGCAGTGCTTGCCCAGCATGAAATTTATTACACAAAAACAGAACTATTCATTGATTCGGAAGAATTGTATGAAGTACTCTATGAGATGGAGGTTTGATCTATATGGCAATGGAGAAAAACAAGGTAAAATTCGGTCTGAACAAAGTTCACTATGCAAAAATCACTTCTTATGATGAAGAAGGTGTGCCGACATTTGCAAAGCCGGTTCGCATTCCCGGTGCAGTGTCGCTGTCTATCGAGGCAGAAGGTGAAGCATCCAATTTTTACGCTGACGATGGTGTGTACTATGTGATCAACAATAACTCTGGTTACACTGGAGATCTTGAAATCGCACTGGTTCCGCTTGAGTTTGCGACAGACATTCTCGGTGAGAAGCTGGATGGAAAGGGCGTTCTCACGGAAACCAATACCGCAGAAGTATCGCAGTTTGCACTGCTGTTTGAATTCAGTGGCGATAAGAATAAAATTCGTCACTGTCTGTTCTGCTGCTCTGCCTCTCGTCCGGCAACAGAATCCAGCACTATTGAGGACGAAAAGGAAGTTAAAACGGAAACGCTGTCTTTGACCGCAACGGCATTGAACAGTGGTTTGGTAAAAACTAAAACCTGTGAGAAAACGGATGCCGAAGTTTATGAGAACTGGTATAAGGCGGTATATATGCCAAATCTGGCTGCCGCTGTACAGAGTGGTAAAGCATCCGCAGCATCTGTAAAAGCGTAAGGAGGGTGCAGTATGGCAATTCAGAAGAACATCATCATTGATGGTATTGATGTGCCGTTCAAGGCAAGTGCAGCAGTTCCAAGGCTGTATCGTCTGAAATTTCGCAGAGATATTTATCAGGACTTTGCAGCACTGCAAAAGTCTGTGGGGGAAAATACAGAGGAATCCTCTGCACTGGACATTGAAAGCCTTGAGGTATTTGAGAACATCGCCTATATCATGGCAAAACACGCCGATGCAGCCATTCCGGCATCGCCGGACGAATGGCTGGAGCAGTTTAACACGTTCAGTATTTATGAGATTTTGCCGCAACTGATCAATCTTTGGGGTTTGAACGTAGAAACACAGGTTCAGTCTAAAAAAAACATCGCCCGATTGACCGACCGATGACCACACCGCTGTTTTTGCTGCGGTGCGTTCAGCTTGGTTTGTCAATGGGCGATTTGGATTTTTTGACCATTGGTCTGGTGAATGATATGTTCACCGAACGGGAAAATGACGAATACAAATATCATATGTTAGCGGATCAGAGTGACTTTGATAAATTTTGATAAGGGGGTGAGATTGTATGGCTAATAGAATCAAAGGCATTACCGTAGAAATCGGCGGCGATACCACCAAGCTGTCAAAAGCACTGGAAGGTGTCAACAAGGACATCAAGGGTACGCAGACACAGCTGAAAGATGTCCAGAAACTGCTGAAACTCGATCCTTCCAACACGGAACTGCTCTCGCAGAAGCATAAGCTCCTCGCCGATGCGGTGACAGCTACCAAAGAAAAGCTGGAAGTGCTGAAAACTGCCGCAGAACAGGCAAATACGGCTCTTGCAAACGGCGAAATTTCCCAGCAGCAGTATGATGCCTTACAGCGTGAGATCATCGAAACCGAAAACGAACTGAAACGCCTGACCACAGAAGCAAACAATTCTCACACCGCCTTGGAAAAGATGGGCGTTCTGGGTGAAACGCTGCAGTCGGCTGGGGACAAAATTTCCGGTGTGGGACAAAAGCTGCTGCCCGTCACCGCTGGTGTCACGGCTCTGGGCACCATTGCCGTGAAAACTGGTGCGGATTTCGATTCCGCCATGTCAAAGGTGGCAGCGGTGTCCGGTGCGACCGGTTCAGAGATGGATGCTCTCCGGGAAAAAGCACGTGAAATGGGGTCAAAAACAAAATTCTCTGCAAGTGAAGCTGCGGAAGCAATGAATTACATGGCGATGGCAGGCTGGAAAACCAACGATATGCTCAGCGGTATCGAAGGCATCATGAATCTTGCTGCCGCCAGTGGCGAGGACTTGGCATCTACTTCGGACATTGTCACAGACGCTCTGACTGCCTTTGGTTTGTCTGCCTCGGACAGCGGACACTTTGCGGATATTCTGGCAGCTGCATCAAGCAATGCCAATACCAATGTCAGCATGATGGGCGAAACTTTCAAGTATGCCGCTCCGGTGCTGGGTTCTTTGGGCTATTCTGCTGAAGACTCCGCCATTGCCATCGGCTTGATGGCAAACGCCGGTATCAAATCCTCACAGGCTGGTACGGCACTGCGTTCCGCCATTACCAATCTGGCAAAGCCAACAGATACAGTAGCAGCTGCCATGGAACAGTACGGCATTTCTCTGACGGATAGTTCCGGCAAGATGTATTCTCTGCGGGAACTCATGGAACAACTCCGACAGAAATTGGGCGGACTTTCTGAGGCAGAACAGGCACAGGCGGCTGCCTCGCTGTTTGGCAAAGAGTCCATGTCCGGTATGCTGGCGATCATCAACGGTTCCCCGGCGGATTTTGAAAAGCTGTCCAATGCCATTGACACCTGTTCCGATACAGTAGATGGTTACAATGGCACAACTGAAAAAATGGCAGCTGTCATGCAGGATAACCTTGCCGGACAAGTGACCATCTTGAAGTCCCAGCTGGAAGAATTGGCGATTTCCTTTTCTGACATCCTGATGCCCACCATTCGCTCCATTGTTTCCCGCATTCAGGAACTGGTGGACAAGCTGAACCAATTAGACCCGCAGACCAAAGAAACCATTGCGAAAATTGCACTGGTGGCTGCTGCTCTGGGTCCGATGCTGGTGGTGCTGGGAAAGACCATTTCCAGTGTGGGAACGGTCTTTTCCGCAGTGTCCAAACTGCCCGCCCTTTTCTCTGCTGTGCAGAGTGGCATCGGAGCCATTACCGGAGCGTTGGGTGTGTCATTAGGTCCGCTGCTCGCCATCATCGCAGCTGTTGCCGCTCTGGTGGCTGCCTTTGTGCATCTCTGGAAAACCAATGACGAATTCAAAAGCAATATCATCGCCATCTGGGAACAGATCAAAAGCACCTTTACCGGATTGACACAGGGCATCACTGACCGGATAAATGCTCTGGGATTCGACTTTGAGAGTTTCACCGATGTGCTGAAAGCAGCGTGGGACGGGCTGTGCAATCTGTTGGCTCCTATTTTTGAAGGCGTCTTTCAAAACATCTCCAACATCTTTTCGGAGTTTACTGGTGTTCTTCTGGGGCTGCTGGATGCTCTGATCGGTCTGTTTACTGGTGACTGGGAGCAGTGCTGGGACGGCATCAAGGGGATTTTTACGTCTATCTGGAATTTCGTTGTCAACACGTTCCGCAATATCATGAATACTCTGAAAGGCGTTGCAGATGTGGTGCTGGGGTTGTTCGGAACAAGCTGGAACGAAGTCTGGACTTCCATCAAAACATTTTTCGTGGACACGTGGAACAGCATTGCTTCCTTTTTCACGGGAATCGTTACCGGAATCCGGGACTTTTTCGTCAACACCTGGACGTCCATTTCCAATACCTTCACCACCATTGTCACTGCCATTCAGACGGTGGCAACGACTGTATTTACAGCGATTCGGGACTTCTTCACCACCATTTTTACGGCAATCTACAACTTTTTCAGCACGATTTTCAATGCCATTTACAACGTGGTTTCTACGGTTTTTCAGGCAATTCATAACGTCATTACGACCGTTTGGAATGCCATTTACACCACCTTAGAACCGCTGATCACGGCATTCGGCTATCTGTTTCAGACGATTTTTGAAGCCATCCAAATCATTGTGGGCAGAGTGATGGACTGGATCTCGGAGAAGATCAGTGCCATTTGGAATGCAATCGTGGCATTTTTAACGCCGATTTTAGAAGGTATCCGAACGACATTTGAAACCATCTGGAATGCCATTTCTACTACAATTTCCACGGTTTTGGATACCATTCAAGATACGGTAACGACCATCTGGAATGCGGTATCAGGTTTCATTTCTTCTGTTTTGTCAGCAATCTGGAATGTGGTTTCTTCCATCTGGAACAGCATCTCCGGTACGATCTCCAGTGTGATGAATGCCATTTTTTCTGTGGTATCCTCTATCTGGAATCAGATCAGTTCTGCGGTTTCTAATGTTCTAAACGCCATTCGGTCGGTGGTATCTAACATCTGGAACAGTATCAAAAGCACCATTTCCAACGTGATGCAGAGCATTTCTTCTACGGTGTCCAGCATCTGGGACAACATTCGTTCTGCAGTTTCCGACAAAATCAGCGGCATCAAATCCAGCATTCAGAATGGATTCGATGCCGCTGTGGGATATATCAAGGGACTGGCTTCGGATGCTTGGAACTGGGGACGGGATATCATTCAGGGAATCATTGACGGCATTCAGAGTGCCATTGGCTGGCTGTCGGACTGCGTTACGGACGTTGCTGATACCATTCGGGATTTCCTGCACTTCTCTGTTCCGGACAAAGGACCGCTGACAGACTACGAAAGTTGGATGCCGGACTTTATGAAAGGGCTGGCAAGTGGCATCGACAAGAGCAAAAAGTATGTGGAGAAAGCCGTAGGCGGTGTGGCGAAAGCCATGCAGCTGACTATGGATTCTGATTTGAATTACAGCTTGCATGGAATCTCCGGAGCGATGCTGTCCGGCAGTTCCGGTGGCACAGTGAACAATTATTACAACACAGACAATCGGAAAACGGTGAATCAGACGAATCAATCGCCGAAGGCATTGTCACGGTTGGAGATTTATCGGTTGACGAGGAATGCACTGAATATTTAA